TATTCCGGCGCAAAGGTGACACTCGCAAAGGGCGCAGTGGGCGACAACAAATGGTTATGCGAGATGTTACCTACAATAAGGAAGTTAAAATGATACACAAAGTAGCCCCGTGGTCTTTCAGTAGGATCAAAGCGTTTGAGCAATGTCCTAAACAGTTTTACCATGAGAAGATACTCAAAGAGTTTCCGTTCAAGCAGACTGAGGCTATCCTGTATGGCTCTGCGTTCCATAAAATGGCAGAAGACTTTATAGGTGCGCACGTGCCTGTACCTAAGAAGTTTGGCTTTGCGGAAGAGGCACTGGTATCACTGAAGAACCGCAAGGGTAAAAAGTTATGCGAGATAAAGCTGGGTATAACAGAGAACCTAGAGGCTTGTGACTTCTATGCCAAGGACGTTTGGTTCCGTGGTATTGCCGACCTAGTAATCCTTGACGGTGACCTAGCATGGGTGGTGGATTACAAGACAGGCAAATCATCCAAGTATGCAGACAAAGGCCAGTTAGAGTTGATGGCCTTGGGGTTGTTTGCGAAGTACCCACAGATCAAAACTGTACGCGCAGGGTTACTATTCGTTGTATGTAATGACTTGGTAAAAGACACATACATGGAGTATGATAAGGGCAAGCTGTGGGAAAAATGGTTGGGCAAGTACAGCCAGATGAAAGCCGCAGCAGACGACGACATGTGGAACGCACGACCTAACGGGTTATGCAGACGCCACTGCCCTGTAATTGAATGCGTTCACAATGGAGCAAACTGATGAGAAAACGTAAGAAGCAAGTCAACGCGCCTGTAGGTAGTAAGACGTTTGAGGCACGTATGGAACGTCAGCGTGCCCGCCGCAAGGTTGATAAAGAAGGTGCAGATCGCAATGGCAACGGTAAGGCCGATAAGCGCGAAGGCAAAGATGTTAGTCACAAGAAAGCCTTGTCCAAAGGTGGCACTAACAAAGATGGCGTGACCATAGAAAGTTCAAGCAAGAACCGCGCTCGTAACTACAAAAAGAAAAAGTAATTCGGGCAGGTGCCCGAAAGGAGAACGGTATGCGAATAATCGACAGTAAGGCGTTGCTATTGAAGCTACGCAACCCAAAACGTGTCACTGAAGTAGTGCCTAAAAGCGAGGTGGTACGAGACAACGAGGTGCTAGTTAACTGGGGTCTCGACGAGATGCACACGTTAAAGAAGCTGAACATCAACGTCCCGTCTCCTATCCAAGGGCAGTACAAGTGGACGGGCAAGTATGAACCGTTCGACCACCAGAAGAAGACTGCAGCGTTTTTTACGATGAACCGTAAGTCTTTCTGTTTTAATGAACAGGGCACAGGTAAGACCGCTAGTGCTATATGGGCCGCAGACTTCTTACTCAACCAAGGCAAGATCAAACGTGTTCTGGTCATATGTCCTCTGTCAATTATGGACTCAGCATGGCGCGAAGACTTTTTTACCTTTGCCCCGCATCGCAGTGTGGATATAGCCTATGGCGCGCCCAAGAAACGTAAAGAGATTATCCAACAAGGTGCAGACTTTGTAATAATAAACTATGACGGTGTGGAGATTGTATCCGAGGAGATTGCCAACGGTGGGTTTGACCTCATCATTGTGGACGAGGCAACACACTACAAGAACGCGCAATCGAAACGGTGGAAGACACTGAACAAACTCATAGGTGACGACACGTGGCTGTGGATGATGACAGGTACACCCGCTGCGCAGTCCCCGCTTGACGCTTACGGGTTGGCTAAGATGATTAACCCCCTCAACGTACCAAGGTTCTTTGGGTCGTTTAGAGATATGGTCATGCGAAAAGTTACGCAGTTTAGGTGGATCATCAAACCAGAAGCAACCAACCTTGTGTTTAACGTGTTACAACCTGCCATCCGTTTCACCAAAGAACAGTGTCTTGACCTACCAGCTATGACCTATGTCAAACGTAAGGTAGAGTTGACGCGCCAGCAGCAGAAGTATTACGACATGCTGAAGAAGAAACTTGTTATGACAGTGGGTGACGACGAAGTATCCGCAGTGAACGCCGCTGTCATTATGAACAAGCTACTACAGATTTCCGCAGGTGCCGTGTACACCGACGAGGGCGACACCCTAGAGTTCGACATCAAACACCGGTATAAAGTGTTAAGAGAAGTGATTGACGAGAGCAGCCAGAAGGTTCTTATCTTTGTACCTTTTAAACACACCATTGACATACTGACAGATAAGTTGCGTACTGACGGGATCACCACAGAAGTTATACGTGGTGACGTGCCTGTAGCTAGGCGCACGGACATATTCAAACGGTTCCAAACAACCGATAACCCACGTGTTCTGGTTATCCAGCCGCAGTCTGCGGCACACGGTGTTACGTTAACCGCTGCCAATACAGTTGTATGGTGGGGTCCGACACCGTCTTTAGAGACCTACGCGCAAGCAAACGCACGGGTCCACCGGTCAGGTCAGACGCATCCATGTACTGTGGTACAGCTTCAAGGGTCTGCTGTAGAAAAGCGTGTTTACTCACTTCTCGACAATAGAATTAACGTCCACACAAAAATGATAGATTTATACAAAGAAATACTTGACTAGCCTATTGCTCGGTACTACAGTGTAAGTCTCGTTAGTGCAGGAGAGTTAAAATGAGTGATGATAGCGACATTCCTGCGGACAAACTCACTAAGGCGTATATCAAGATACGGTCAGAGAGAGCGTTGTTGTCTGCGGAATTTAAGGAACGAGATGGGTCGTTGGTTCGCCAACAGGATATCTTGAAGAAAGCGTTACTAGACTATTGTGATGCACACAATGTTGAAAGCGTACGAACATCTGAGGGTTTGTTTTTCAGGTCTACGAAAACGAAATACTGGACAGGAGATTGGGAATCTATGTACTCGTTCATAAAAGAACATGACATGCCCGAATTTCTGGATCGGCGTTTGAACCAGACCAACGTCAAACAATTCTTAGAGGAGAACCCTGATGTTATGCCGAAGGGGCTTAACGTTGATAACGAATACGTAATCTCAGTTAGGAAGAAATAATGGTAGAACCATTTATACAGATAGAGGATTTGGCGAAGCATTTTGCGGTATCCATCTCTACTATTAGGGCGTGGGTACGACAGGGCCATATCCCTAAAACCACGTATATTAAGATCGGTAACACCTACCGGTTCAACAAAACCGCAGTAACTGAAGCACTTACAAAAAGTGCGCAGGATGTGGATGAAGCGCCGATTGAAGAACAGTTAGAGTTCGATTTCGATGCAGACAACGACGTATAGAACGCCAGAAGGAGAACAAAATGGCAGAGACTTATATTATTGAAAACGTAGAGGCGCTATGGCCTAAGATTGATAAGACGTATGTCTTCGATCAGAAGGTAAAACGTAGTGTACCCTGTAGTCCACGGGACACTGGCGCTGAGTTTTCTATCGCATTTCGTATGGACAACGATACGGCTAAAGCGTTGTATACGCACATGAAGGCCGCGTACGTTGCCAACAAAGAAGCCTCTTGGCCTGAGAAGTTGGTTAACCCGTTTGTTAAAGACGACAACGGTACGTTCACACATAAGGCTGTGCTTAAAGGTGCCTACAAAGGTGAGGTTACTGAGAAGCCGTTACAGATAGATAGCCAAGGCAACACACTGCCAGAAGACTTCCAGTTAACTACAGGTAGCACAGTCGGTGTCGCGGTAACTTTTTACCCGTATGACTTTGGTGGCAAGCAGAGCGTGTCTCTGCGATTGAAAGCTGTACAGGTTATTAAGTACATTCCAAAGGAAGTACGTAATCCGTTCGGTGCTGTGGAAGGAGGTTTTGTTCTTGAAGACCCTAACCCATTCAAAGCGAAGGCCGAGGAAAAACCTAAGTCAAATAACGTCTTAGACGATAGCTTGCACGAGGGGTTTGACGAAGAAGAAGCTCCGGTAAAAAGAACTGCTACAAAAGCAGCACCGGCTCCAGATTCTGACGCGGGAGACCTCGGGAAGATCATTGATAACTGGGACGACTAAACGATCCCATGCCACGGCTATTAATTTAGCCGTGGTTAACCTTACAATGGCGAGTGGTGGCTATGGAAACGAAAAGATTTTTAGATTTAGTATTAGGCTCTGAAGGCTATTACTGTGTGTGGGCCAATAACCCCGCTAAACAAATACAACAAAAGTTCTATACTTCTATAGAAGAAGTTATAAGCGAGGCGCACGACCTAAGTGACAACGGTTGGAGCGCGTTCTTTGCACTAGGAACTTTTGAGAAAGCTGGCTCCCGTGTAGCGGATAACGTCATGCGGATGAAGTCGTTCTTCTTAGACCTAGACTGCGGACCTGACAAAGAATTTGCAAACCAAGAAACTGCCATTGCAGAGCTACGCGATTTCTGTAAGCAGCACAGTTTGCCTACCCCTACACTTATTAACTCAGGGCGTGGCATTCATGTGTATTGGATTTTATCCGACGCTGTTGCACGGGACGATTGGTGGCCTGTAGCTGAACGCCTCAAGAACCTGTGTACAGCCAGTGGTTTTAAGGCTGATCCCTCGGTTACCTCTGACGCGGCACGTGTCTTGCGTGTACCTTCTACGTACAACTATAAGTATGATCCCCCACTACCTGTAACGTTTCTAGGTGTAGAAGCTCCCACCACTGTAGGGTTTGAAGATTTTTCTGCGTTGCTTGGCGGTGACCCGATACCAGTTCCTACCAAGTACACGGCTAGTACCACCAGCGCGTTC